TTACAAAAAATATTCTTTTTTTCAGTGCACGAAAAAAGAAAGGAGCAAAACAAAATGTTTGAAAACCAATCATTGGCGACGGACACCATACCTGCAAATGAGGGGGCGTTGCCGGAAACCGACGGCGAGGACCTGAGCACCACATCGGGCGCCGAGGGCGGCGGTTTGTCGGACGACGCGGAAAACAAAGAGAACGGCACTGCCGAAAACGATGCAGACGAAAACCAAGACGGCGAAAAAGAGGGCGAGAGCACAGAAACGGTGAGCGATGATGCGGAATCGGAAGACGATAATCTGATAACCATTCGTTACAACCACGAGACGCTTAACTTAACGCCTGACGAAGCGGCAGTTTTGGCACAAAAAGGAAAAGCCTACGAAAAGATATCGCCTGTTTTGAGCGAGCTGGAGCTTGCGGCGGAGAGAACGGGGCTCAGCATTTCCGACCTTGTTAAAGAATGGGTCGGATGCGTTGACAAAGCGGCGCTTGAGGACGCTATTGAAAAAAGCGGCGGCGACTCATATGCCGGCAATCAGCTTTACACAAGACAGCTTGAGGAAGCAAGGCAGAAGGTTAAGACACGCCGGGAAACGACCGAGCAGGAAAACAACATCTCCGAATACAACAACAACCGCCTTGCGGAAGATTTTGAAAAGTACCGCGGGGAAATGGGCGTTAAGGAAATAAGCGAGCTGCCGAAAGCCGTTATTAAAACAGCGGTTAAAGAAAACATACCGCTTTTTGACGCGTTTTTACGCTTCGAACACAAAAACAAAACTCAGATAGATAAAAACAAACAAAAACAAAAACAGAACAGCGCAGCTGCGCCGACGTCGCTTGAAAGCGGCGGAGATAAGGACGATTTTTCCACCGCATCGGCGGCGCTGTTGAACGCTTGAAAGATATGAGCGTTCGGCTTCTTTGCGGCTGCAGGGAAAGGAAGTAAAAAAACAATGGCAAATACATATGTTCAAAGTATTAAATTTCACAAGGATCTTGACCAAAAGGCGGTTATTGAATCGAAAAGTGCATTTTTGCTTGACGATTCGATGAAGGCTGAATTTCAAGGCAACGGCGAAGTAAGAATTTTTGACGAAGTGACCGACGGCTTGGGCTCTTTTGCGGAAAGCACAGGCTATCCGACAGGCGCGGTAACGCTTACTTCTACCACTTACACACTCGATATGGACCGTGCGACCAAGTTTAAGCTTGACAAAACAAAGGTGGCGCACACGGGCATTGACAACTATGCGCCGGGCATTATGGGAAGATTTATTAAAAACCACGTTGCCCCCGAGATTGACGCATATATGTTTTCAAAAGCATATTCGATTGCGAGCGCACAGACAGGTCACGTAGTATCTGGCGCAAACGCGGCGGCGTTTTTAAACAAGTCTTTTTCTATTTTGCAAGGGCTTATTAACGGCTGCCAGGACATTGTGGGCGACGGCGAGGAGCTTGTTGCGCTTTGCGATTCGAACTTTTACGCGGATCTTATGGCAACAACCGAGCTTACACGCCGCCTTAACATAGGCGACTTTAAAAAGGGTGAGGTTTCCACAAAGGTTAAGAAGCTCGACGAGGTAGGCATTATCAAGGTGCCGAGCGCCAGAATGAAGACACAGTATGACTTTAACGACGGCTCAACAAAATTCGGCTTTGCGGCTAAGAGCAGCGCGGAAAACATCGGCTGCATCGTG